AACGCATCTTCCTGTTCTTGACGGGTTAGCCTGTCCCATGACTTCTCGGCAGCCCTGCGCCCTTGTTTGCGGGGATATAAAGCATAAAAATCATTAAACGCCATTTACCTGCTCCCGTAACGCTTTGCACTCTTTTTCTAACAATTGAACCCTAGCCCATAATGCAGCTAATTCTTCGTCTGTTAGGTCTTTAATCATTACGCTTGCCCCACTATCCACAATATGTGGCGGGGATGAAGTGACCGAACCACCGTTTACATTAACGGTCAATGAGCCGTCTTTTTCAGCAATGATGCGATCTTCAGTAATAAAAGTAGTCATTTTTTCTGTGCTTTTAATATCAATGATTTTGCTGCCTTATTCCACATTTCATTAGATTTTTTTATAGATTCAAATAACTTTTTGTCTAGTGCCTTACTTTCAGCTATAAATTTTTTTAAATCATCTATTTCAGCTTGTTGCTGGCGTAACATGGTAGCGGCATCAGTAAACGCCTTCCAGTTTAAAGTTTTGGCATCAAATTCAAGTAAATCAGCTAGTTCATTAGCAGTCATTTAGTCACCTTGCTTTTGTATTTTGGTTCGTTAATCTTTAAAGTACAGGCGGTGCATTTCCACCTATTGATCTTGCCAGCTTTAATCATCTTGCCGTAGTCTGCTGGGCGCATAACCTCACAGCTTGTGCAGTAGCGTTTTTCAGTCATGGCTTACCCAAAAGTAAAGGATTCCAGCCAATACCATCAGGGTTGCAAATACAGAAAAGACACCTATGGCAAAGACGATCATTACAGTTTCAATCATATGGAAAGGGCGAACATTGCGCCAAGAATTGCACCAAGTATGCAAGCACCTAATAAATCTTTCATGTCTATCTCACCTTTAAAGGTAGCCCCCGTAGGGGCTGGTTAATTATCTGTCGTACTTGTTTGTTACATCAAAACGGTCTGCTTGACGCTGATCTTCTTGATAAATCAAACGGGCGTGTTCTGCGCTCTTGGCTTGATAGTCAGCGCAAATTGGGAACTCATCGCCATTTGCCAATACACCAATCCATGCACCGCCAACAGTAGCTTTAATGCGTGGGTTGTAGCGTTCTTCTTGTTTGTAGATTTCGACTAATTTCATTTTGCTGCTCCTTTTTCTATCTCACTCGTTATTGAGTAACACCAGTTTAGTTAAGTTATCTTAACAATGCAACATTTATTTTATAGGTAGTTTCCCTAGTGTTGTTTTTTCTACACATAGCTTGCCCAAAGGTGATAGCACCCCATCCATTCAAGAAGTTGGTCTTGAACTAATGCTCCCAAAGGTAGTGTTCAATCGATACAAGGTTGTCAATCACCATTGTCCTTGTAACTTGTGTAGTCCCCACTCAAGGCTACGGGGCTTGCTGTCAGGTGTAAACCAGCCCATGTTCTGTTCCACGCCACCCATTTAGGTGCTTAATATCGTTTGGAGTACGAAAGTGGACTGGGCAATAAAAAAGGGCTTTAGGGGTGGCTTTATGCTGAAACGGCTTGGGAAATGCCTCTTATCTCATTTCCTAAACCCACAAAGTCACCTCTAAAACCCTAACTTATCGAGTGTTTCAGTCCTCAATAACTTAATTCTACTACAACTTATTCCAACTCAGGCCAAATTAATTTATGGTTGTGTGGAAATAAAGTTTTACGAGTAATTAGCCCGTGCGATTCTTTTTCTAATGTTGCAGCTAAGATCACCAGCTTATCCATAGGTATATCACCGTTCTGCCACATAGACACGGCTGGTACAGATACCCCGACCATCTTAGATACACGGGTACATCCACCTAATAATTTAATAATTGCTGTTGCATTCATGTAAGGTATCTTAACAAATAAACAACATTTTTGCAAATAAACACTTGACTATTGATTTAAGGTATCTTAATATTCATATACGGTATGTGCCGTGATAACTACCCAAGCGGGTGAGAAAGAGAAAAAAATGAGTGATTATGACCAGCAGTTAGCTGACCAAGTTCAAATGGAATTTGAGTTAGATGAAGTATTTAAAGACCTCGAAGATGGTGTATTTCTTACCGAGCGTCAAATCGACCTACTACGCCATTGCTGTGGCTTCCCTGTAAAACACAAACCTAACCAAGTTCTCAAAGCCGTATTCGATGACTTCGGTACAACCTTTGGAGCAAACAAATGATTATTACTGATACACAAAAAGACTTTAAGATCGCCCCTGCTGGACTGCATATGGCACGGCTTTACTCCATCATTGACCTAGGCCATCAAGCTACCGAATGGGCTGGCGAAACCAAGATCATGCACAAGGTCGTATTTACTTGGGAATTGCACGGTGACGATGATGCAGGACTTCCACTAAAAACAGACGATGGAAAGCCTTTAATCGTGTCCAAGCGATATACCGTTAGTTTAGGCGATCAGGCTAGATTGCGCCAAGATTTAGAATCATGGTCAAACAAAAAAATGACTGCGGAAGATCGTAAGAACTTTGACCTCAAAGGCTTACTGGGTAAGTTCTGCATGGTAAACATTACGCATAGTGAAGATGGCAAGTACGCCAATATTAGTGGTATTAGCCCAGTACCTAGCGCATTGCGTAACGCCCAGCCTGAAGGTATTAATTCTATTAACCACTTTTGGTTGGCTGAGTTTGACCAAACTAAGTACGATTCTTTGCCTAAGTATTACAAAGAAAAGATTGCAGAATCATCTGAATGGCGTGGTCAGAAACAGCGTGAAGCTGCTGCACCTAAGATTGAAGATGACAACTTAAACGACATTCCATTCTAAGGATAATATGATAGTTAAAGAAAAGGTGACAGAGAATGGTCATTGGTACACAAAAGACGGTACTCCAGCCTACACAACCGTTGGCAAGACTGGGGAACGAGCGACCACGCTTCGTGACGCACGGAAACTCGGACTTCTGCCAAGTGTTACAACAATTAACGGAATGTTATCGAAAGCAGGGCTTGATACATGGAAACAGCAGCAAGTCTTATTAGCTGCTTTGACCTTGCCCCGTATGGAAGGCGAACCTGAAGCTGACTGGTTGGCTAGGGTAATGCAGGATTCCAAGGCTACAGGTCGTGAAGCCGCTGAACGGGGTACGGCTATCCATGCCATTATTGAATCGTACTTTGACCAAGTGTATATGCCCGAGAAACCACCGTACTTGGATGCGATTGATAGTACGCTTAAAAGTGCGTTTGGAGAGCAACTGTGGCTGCCTGAGAAGTCGTTTGGGCATCCGCTAGGGTTTGGTGGCAAATGCGATTTAATGGCTAAACCAGTCAACGGTAAGGGCGATGGCTTTATTGTTGATTTCAAGACCAAAGATACCGACTTAGACAAGGTAGATGTGTACTTTGAACATGAGATGCAACTGGCGGCTTATCGTGAGGGCCTAGGCGTTCCAGTAGCACGGTGCGCCATTGTCTTTGTAAACGGTACGACCAATCAGGTAAAACTCATAGAAGTAGAGCAAGATCGGCTACAAAAGGGCTGGGAGTGCTTTGAACACCTGTTACGGGTGTATCAGATCAAGAACGGAATATAATGGGAATGGGCGGCAGGGTTAGACACAATCTATACTCCTTCACGGGACTGCCGACCCACCCCACCTGTTGTTTTTTTACAAATCTAAGGGTATATCCCTAGATAAATGTGTTGCAATAGTTAAGATAACTTAATAAACTAGTTGTACTCCATTGGGGAGTGATATAGAAAAGGATAGATATGAAAAATAGAAATTATGTAATGTCCCTATACATAGGTGACACCTACCTTGATGTGTACGGCAGCATTGATAAAGACGAACCCGATGTGGGTCATGTAGGCGGTGTCGATATTGAGGATGTTTTTATAGCCGATACCGAAACCAGCGTACTTGAAATGATCCATAGTCTTGGCTGGGCCAAGTTTAACGACCAAGTTCAATCCGAATACACACCTGAAAGTTAAAAATGAAAAAATTACTGTTATTGACCCCATTGTTTTTTGCTGCTTGCACATCGTTTACACCGCCTAATGTTGGCCTAGAAACCGATAAACAGGCTTTTCACATGACCCGTCAGCAAGTTATCCTCGGTATTAACGAGTGCGAATCTGCTGGTACACGCCCAGTCGTAATTACGGCTAAACGCAAGATTAACGGTGTTACTTCCGATGTACCTGTAGAAATTACTTGTCATCCACGCTTTAAGATTTACAGCTACTAATGAATACACCATACAACACGGGCAAGGTAGAGATTGGCAAGTATTACCAAAAGCCATACTATGTTGAGCAAGATGACGATATGCTTGCTATTCAGGGATGGCTTATTGGTGATAACAAACAAGCCAAGCGAGAGCGCATTGCAGACCTAATTTATTGCATTGTGCTGGCTGCAACGGTTTTTGTATCTATTATTTGCACATTGGATTGATATGCTTGCGGAAGATAAAAAACAACGCTTAATTGATATTGTTAATAGCCAGCCTGATAACTACAGGCTTGGCTTTGACGAATGGATGCCTAAAAATTGGCACATTATTGTGGCCTTTTTCCATGAAGCAAATCGGGTATGGGGGTCAGGGCGCAGACACCATTCAGCAAGGGAT